CTGAAGGCGTAAGGGTTTGCCTAATTGTGGACTGGCTAGCATAATCGTTAACCGTTAACAACAGTGTAAACAATCGGCGCATACTTTATGGGCAAAGTATCTATAAGCCCCTCGAATGGAACCCAAGTAAACAGGACGGACTAAATACGCACTTTGCAGTTATTGACGAATACCACGCGCACCCCAACGATGAGCTTTACAACGTATTGCGCAACTCGATGGGGGCAAGGAGGCAACCGTTGTTATTTACAATTACGACGGCGGGCTTTAATCGTGAGTCTCCTTGCTATAAGCACCGCAACTATTGTACCTCAGTTTTATCTGGGGCTATTGTAGACGATGCTTTGTTTAGCGTCATTTATACGCTAGACGAAGGCGACGACTGGACCGACTCGGCGAATTGGGCCAAGGCTAATCCTAATTGGGGCATTTCGGTTTACCCGCGTCAGTTAGAGCAGGCGCTTACCGAGGCTAAGGAATTTGTACACAAAGAAGTTGAATTTAAAACTAAGCTACTAAATGTGTGGACAGATACGGCCCTAACTTGGATTAATGACGGTACTTGGATGGAATGCGCCGAGTTGCAAAAACTAGACGGGATTTGTTACGGCGGTTTGGATTTGGCGAGCACTGGAGACTTTTGCGCGTTTACTTTGTACTGGCCCGAGTGTTCAGCGATTAGAACTTGGTATTTTTTGCCAAGCGAGGCAGCCTACAAAAGAAAGGACGCAGCAGGGGCTTCTATTAGGCAATGGATTGCAGACGGGCAAATTATTGCCACCGAGGGCAACGTAACGGATTATAATTTTATCAAAGCACAAATATTAGATTTGGCATTGGAGTTTGAAATTAAGGATATTGCTTACGATAGATTTAACGCTAGCCAGTTAGTAATTGATTTACAAAACGAGGGCTTGCAAATGTATCCGTTTGGGCAGGGGTTTATCTCAATGAGCAGCCCGACCAAAGAACTGGAGCGACTAGTAAAGGACGGCAGGCTTAAACACGATGGCAACCCAGTTACGCGTTGGATGATGGGTAACGTATTACTTGCGAACGACCCAGCGGGCAATATCAAGATTAACAAAGCAAAGAGCGGTGACAAGGTCGATGGGCCTGTATCTATTGTGATGGCTTTGGGCACGGCTATGCAAGACGCTGCCAAAGAAAAAGAATCTGACTTTTGGTTTATAAGCTTATGAGATTCGTTGACGATTTTATGAACAAGTATTATTTTAACCTTCCTAAGTTTAGAACTTACGAGGATGCCTACAACGCAACGGAGGCCGAGTATCTGGAAAGGTACGGAGTGCCGCGTTATAAAAACTACGATGTATTTCGCTCGGCCCTCAGCAGGTGGCTAGCCCAGGGGCGGAATAAATAAGATTTGTTAACAAGGCAGAATTTAAGGAGTTGTAATTTGCACCGATGAATTTAAGATTCTGGGAAAGGAAAACAGAAAAACGCTCGATGCTAACGCAGCCCGCGGACTGGTTTGTAAATACCTTAAACAATATTTTTGGCTATCAAACCAAAAGCGGCCAAGCCGTAAATAATACAACGGCGCTAAGCATTGCATCCGTGCACGCTTGCGTTAGAGTAATTGCTGATGGAATCGCGGGGCTAGGGTTGAAGTTGTATAAAGACGACGGGCAGAACAGAGACCAAATTATAATCCACTACGCCACAGCTTTAATTAACGAGCCGAATCCCTATCAAACTAAATACGATTTTACCAAGTATATGACTAGCCACTTGGCGCTAACTGGTAACGCTTACGCTTTTATTAATCGCGATGTGCGAAACATTGGCACAGAGTTGCACCCAATCGCGCCGCAGTATGTAACGCCAGTAATGCAGGACGGCCTTTTATTTTACAAGGTTACACTCGCAGGATACCCGGGCATGATCCCTGCAACGGAAATGCTACACTTTAAAGGAATGTGTGGCGACAATCCGCTAGTAGGTTTGAGCCCTGTAGTATTGCACGCCGAAACTTTAGGCATTGACTTAGCAGCAATCAGCCAGAGCGCAGGAGTTTATAAAAATGGAGTATTGAAATTTTTGTTAACGTCAGACGCGCAGATAAAAATAGATCAAGCAGGCCCTTTGAAAAAATCCCTCGACGATGTTATAGACGGAGCAAGCCGTAGCGCTGTGCTTCCCAACGGCATCAAGATGGAGAAGTTAAGCCTAAGCCCTGAAGAGGCGCAGTATCTTGAGACCCGTAAATTTAGCAGCGAGGAAATTGCACGAATCTTTGGAGTGCCTGCTTCTATGATAGGCGCAACGGCAGGCATCAAGTCAAGCGTTGAGCAGGAATATCAAGATTTTTATGCGCGTACTTTGATGAGCTACGCAATAAACATCGAGCAGGAATTAGCCCGCAAGCTGTTAACAGAAAATGACAAGCTTACATATTACTTTAAATTTAATTTCAACTCACTATTGAGGGCCTCCGCCAATGAGCGCGCAGACTATTATAATAAAGGCATCCGCGGCGGCTGGCTTTCACGTAACGAGGCGCGGGTTTATGAGGATGTAAACGCGTTTGATGGCGGCGACGAATATTTAATTGAAGCCAACTTAATGCCTAGCAGTCAGATTAACGAGTATATGGATGCCAAGATTGCAAATCTTATGGCTACGGCAGATAAAAATAATAACCCCGACGGCGTAAATAATCAAACAATAAATTAAAATGAAACAAGAGAAGCGGACCTACACAGGCACAGTGAATTATAGAGCGGCGGGCGATGGCATGCCGTTGGAAGTTGGAGGCATTGCTGCCGTAGTTAATTCAATTACCGACCTTGGATATTTTGAAGAGGTTATAATGGCGGGGGCGTTTGACAATGCTTTAAGTAAAGATTACGATATCCGTTGTTTGTTTAACCACGAAGCCGATTTAATTTTGGGTCGCACTAAAGCAGACACTTGCAAAGTTTTTGTAAATGGCGACGGAAATTTAGAATATACTTGGATACCTGATTACGAGAATCCAACGCACATGTCAGTAGTTCGCAGCATTATGCGCGGAGACATTACGCAAAGCTCATTTGCATTTACAATCAAAGAGCAGACTTGGAGCGAGTCCGAAAAGTACGGAACTATGGGCAAGCGTAAAATAACAATTATTGAGGACCTGTACGATGTTAGCCCTGTAACTTATCCCGCTTATGAGGATACAGAAGCGGACGCCCGCAGCATTGCAGCAACCAGAGACCAAGAGTTAGAAATTGAAGCCGCAAAGCGTAGCAACGCTAGCGCAGATATTTTAAAACTTGCTTTAGCCAGATACACAAACTATTAAAAAACAAAAAATCATGAATAAAATTAAAGCCCTAAAAGAAGAGCGTGGACGTTTGCTAGGCGAATTGTCTACCCTACAATCTACCATCGAGCGTGAAGCACGTTCTATGGCTGACACTGAAACTAACCGTTTGTCTGAAATCGAAGCCCGTTTAGGCGCGATCAAAGCAGAGGTTGAAACCTTAGAGAAATTGCAAAATCTTGCAGCTCAGGCCGCGGGCCACAGCGCAAGCCGTAGCGAAGAAAAAGAAAAGTCAAACATGGCTAAAGATTACAGCTTTAAGCGCGCAATGGAAATGGCTATCACTGGCCGTCGTGAAGGCGTTGAGGGCGAATTTTCTGCAATGGGTGGTTCTGAATTTCAGCGCTCAGGTGTAAGCGTTTCTGCTCACTCTATCAAAATACCTTCTGAAGTATTCACACGTGACATGACTGCCACAGGCGGAAGCTCAGGCTCTGAAGGTGGAGTAAATATCCAAACTTCTGTTGGTTCTATCATTGACGTTTTGTTGCCTCGCACAGTATTAGCAGGTTTGGGCGTTCAGCGTTTGAGCGGATTGGTTGGAAACTTGGATTTACCAACAGCATCAACTTTGCCAAGCGCGGGTTGGAATACAGAGAACGGCACAGCTACTGAAAAGAGCCCTGCTTTTTCTAAAATCACTTTTTCTCCTAAGCGTTTGGCTGCTTACATCCAAGTTTCAAACCAGTTGATGTTGCAATCTAGCAACTCGATTGATGGGTATGTAAGAAACTGGTTGCTTAATGCTATGGCTCAATCTTTGGAAACTGCTGCTATTAAAGGCGGTGGTTCTAACGAGCCTACTGGTATTATCGGTAATGCTAACGTAAACGTAACTTTTGCAGGTGGCGCAACTTCTAACGCTACTAACGCTAACGGTATCGCTCCAGTTTGGGCCGATGTTGTTAACTTGATGAAAGCGGTTGAGAACGCAAACGGAAACGGTGTTGCTTACTTGACTAATCCATTGGTGAAAGCTAAATTGCAAACTACTGCCCGCCAATCTTCTGGTGTTGAAGGAAACTTTATTTGGCCTTCTGGTGGTACTGATTTGAACGGTTACAATGTTCAAACAACTACCTTAGTTCCTAGCAACTTATCTAAAGGTTCTAGCTCTACTTTGTCTGCAATGATCTTCGGAGACTTCAGCAAAATGGCTATTGCTAACTGGGGTGGAATGGAGTTGACAGTTGACCCGTATAGCGGAGCTACTGCCGGCTTGACTAACGTTGTGCTTAACGCTTATTTGGATTGCAACTTGTTGAACCCTACAGCCTTTGCGGTTTGTAAGGACATCGTAGCCTAATAACTAGCCCGCTCGGGGGCGTAAAAGTCCGAGTGCTGTGGGGGGTCTTGACTGTACCCCCCTCGGGCCAAATGTTAGTAAAATTTTTGATTAATCCAACAGGGCACTTTAACCTTAGTTATAACTTGGGCGAAGTGGTAGACATTGAAACAAAGCAAGCCGAGTTATTACTTGAGGCTGGGGCTGTTGAAGTTGTAGCTGCACCTAAGACCAAAAAGAAACCGACTAACCCAGAAATTGAATTAGACGCCGAATAATGTTTAAATCTAGAAGATATACAGCCTTTGCAAATGTAGCCACAGACTACTTGAGTTTAGCCGACGCTAAGCAGCATTTGCGCGTTACGGCTTCCGATGACGACAGTTATATTAGCGGTTTAATTAGTATGGCCGTTGACGCCTGTAGCAATTACTTAGGATACTCGATTAAGAAGGGTACGGCTAAATATGGCTTTGATAGCTTTACGGGCTCGCCTGCGCTAATCAATCCCGTTAACGGGCTCAATATACCGAGCGGCAATTATCTGCGCGTAAATAGCCGCGTATTGGCTGTGAACTCTGTGAGCTATGTAAACAGCAGCCAAGCGGTGACGGCATTTGCGGGCAGCGATTGGATAGTAGCGCCTGACCCAATGGGCAACTACTCACGAAATATTTTTATTAATACCGCGCCCGACTCAATTACAGACGATACAATTAAATACATTATTGAAGTATCTGAGGGATTTAATCCAGTGGGAACTAGCGCAGTAGACCCAGATACTATTTTTCCGATGGCAATTAAACACGCTGCTTTGTTATTAGTGGGTCAATACTATGATAACAGGAATGCTGTAATAGTTGGCACTAATAATGCGCCAATGGGCCTAGGCTTTGAGTATCTTTTAGACCCTTATAAAATCCAAATCATACTATAATGCAATCGGGATCTATGGACGTATTGGTAAGCCTGCAGAGTTATGCGGAAACTATCGACGCAAATACAGGCGAGAAATTGCAAACGTGGACCGAATACGCAACGGCTTGGGCTCAGCGCGTAGAACAGGAAAGCGGAAGCGAGCAAGTAAATGCGGATCGCAGAGAGCATAAGCAAATCGTTTACTATACCATCCGCTATAATTCAGCGGTAAGCGTCAAGCATAGAATCGTTGACGCGGGCCTTAATCATAACATTGTTAACATAGCAAACCTAGCAAGGAATTTATATTTGAAGTTGCAAACTGAATTAACAGAGTGAGCAAAAACGTTGAAAATATTGCCGAGGTGATAGACGCCTTAAAAGCGATGGGGGTCGAAATTGACAACCCCGAATTTCAGCGCATGCTCAAAGCTCAGGCAGTACCAATAATTCAAAGTGCAAGGAATTTAGCGCCAAAAGATAGCGGAGACTTGGCGGCATCAATCGGCTTTATTACTGGCAAGGACAAGGACAATAAAACAAAAGTGCTGATTGGATTGCGCAAAGAATATTACAATAATTACTTGGGGCCGATGTTTGAATACGGGACTGTTGCACGTATACAGGAAAAGACAGGCCGCTATACTGGCATCATTGAAGCGCGGCCTTTTATGCGCCCTGCATTGGACCAAAACGCGGGCAAGGTAACGGACGGAATTATTAACGGAGTAGACAAAATACTTTCTAAATTAGCAAAAAAAAATAACTTAATATACAAATAAGATGGCAACTACTGGACCAGTAAACGGCACGCTTATAAGCATCTATAAAGATGTAAGCGGCTCACTAAAGAAAATCGCAAACGCGACCTCTCACTCAATCGACATTTCTAAAGACATGATCGACGTAACAAGTAAAGACAGCGCAGGCGCAAAGGAATTTATTGCCGGCGAATATGGCTACACTTTAAACGTGGAAGCAATTTTTGAAGATGACGCAAGCGTTGGAGCGTCTCAACAATCTTTTAAAGATTTGGCTACCGATTTGTTAGCAGGTACTTTGTTGACTATTGTAATGAGCACAAACGTAACAGGCGACGAAAAATATACTGGTACTGCTTTCTTTACATCATTAAGCCTTAGCGCACCAAATAACGATAAGGCAAGTTGGACAGGAACCTTACAAGGGTCTGGAACTTTGACTATTGGCACTGTTGCTTAATAGTATTATATTTGTGCAATGAGCACTACAATTAAACTAGGGGGTGCTGAGCATCCCCTTTTATTTAACATGAATAGCTTGCGCAACATTATGGAAGTTGCCGGGATGGAAACCTTTGCCGATTTAAACCTGCAAAAGGACTTAGCAAAGTCTATGGATTTTGCTCTAAGCTGCGCGTTTTACGGAATCTTGGAAGGTTATGAGGCACAGGATAAACCAACGCCTTACCCGACAGTCCAAAAGTTAGGCGCGGCGATTAAAAAGTTTCAAGAAATTAGCCCAGCGTTGGAAGGATTCACCGCAGCAATTACGGAATTTTTTGCACCTGTTGAAGAGTCAACGGGGGAGTAACTGCCAAGGGCGACAGCGCCCCGCTAACTTGGCGCAAGATTGAGCGCATAGCTTATGGCGAAATGATGCTAAGTGAGCAGGCTTTTTTAAAGTCAACGCCTCGCTTTTGGCGTTTGAAATTAGAAGGGATGCGCGAAGCTCAGCAGCAGCAGTATCGCAACCAATGGGAAATAACCCGCTGGGCGGTTGCTACTGGTATGGCCCCGCACTTAAAGAAACCTATTGAGCCCAAACGTCTGTTAACATTTCCTTGGGAGCAGTCCGATTACCTATCTATTCACGACGCTTTAAAGTTATATTCGCATGTCTTTGATAAGTTAACCCCAGACGCGAAAGCATGAGCGCACCTATAAAAATAGTCTATTCAATTTTAAGCAATGCGGCGGGGGTCACTTCGTTAGTAGGCACGCGGATAAACCCCGTTAGAATCCCGCAAGAGTCAGCATTTCCCGCGATCAGTTATAACCTCGTTTCCATTGCAGCCAACCCAACTAACTCAGGGCACAGTCGCACAGAGTTTGCAAGGGTGCAAGTTAATGTTTATACTACAAGCTTTGCGGATGCTGTAGAACTTTCTGCGCAGGTGCGGGTTGCGTTTGATGACGCTAGCACTCCAGATACTTATAACGATTCTTACGTGCAAGTAATTGAATACGACGGCGAGAATCATACAGCAGACGATACGGCAGCATTTGCAGGATTGTACCAAGTGAGCCAAGATTATTTAATCAATTATATTTATAGTGCGCCTGTAGTTGAGTCTTTAATTTTGTTGGAATCTGGCGACTTTGTGCTTTTAGAAACTGGTGATAAAATTATAATCTAATGGCTAAAAGTTTAAATATTGTTATAGGCGCCGACATTGAGAAGCTGCGCGAAGGGTTTAATAAAGCCATTGCGATAGTTCAAAAGAGCAGCAACCAAATGAGCGCCGAAGTTGCGAAGTCCGCTAAAGGGATGGAGGAACGATTGGCGGCTATTGCCACGCGTAACCCAACGATGGGAAGCGTAAGGCAGTTGACTCAATTAGCAATGGAAGCCCGGGCATTGGGCCCAGAGTTTGCCCAAGTTGCAAACGAAATAATTAAACAGGCGGGCCGCATGAAGGATGCGATAGCCGACACGCGCGGAGAGGTTGCTTATTTTGCGAGCGATACGCGTAGACTGGATGCGGTGCTCGGTGGTATACAGGGAGTTGCTGGCGCTTTTGGAGTAGCGCAAGGGGCGGCTGCTTTATTTGGTGCGGAGAATAAAGACCTCCAAGCTACTATGGTAAAACTTCAAGGCGTTATGGCTTTGGTAACTGGTTTGCAAGCGGTACAAAATACCTTGCAGGCAGAGAGTGCTTTTATGGTTGGATTGAATACAGCAGCCGTTAAAGTTCAGACCTTTGTAATGGGGCAGGCTACAATTGCCGCCCGAGTTTATGCTGCCGCGTTGGTTGCTACTGGAGCGGGCTTAGTATTAGCTGCTATCGTTGCAATAGGTAGCGCAATGAATGAGAACGCCGACGCTGCCAAGGCCGCCGAGGATGCGCAAAAGAAGTATAACGATAGATTAGACGAAAGTAATAACAGGGCTATTAAGTTTGTAGAGCGCCAGTTAAAATTTCGTGAAGAGGCCGCAATTAAAGAGGCGCAGCTTGCAGGTAAAACTCAGGCAGAAATTGAAAAAATAGAGGCGGGATTTTTGGAGAAAAGGCTTAAGGCTTACAAGTCAATGCAAAAAGATATTAGCATTGATTCAGAGCTATACCTAGACCTGACTCAAAAAATACAAGAGACAGAAAACTCTATAACATTAAAAGGGCTAGACATAAAAATTACGGCTTCTAAAGCGGCCAACGCCCAACGCAAAAAAGATAGGGCAGAGGACTTAGCAGAAGAGGCTAAAGCGCTAGAGGAAACCAAAAAGCTATATGCAGCACAGCAAGAATTTATAGCAGGATTTAAACCGATGGAGCAATTTGCCGCTCCAAAGGCCCCGACGGTTACAAAGTTTCAGGGAGCGTACGCTTCCGACGACATGACTAAGGAGCTTAAAAAGAATACCGACGACCAAGTAAAAGTAATGTCGGATTACGAGCGCAAAATGGAAAACGCCACGGATGCGGTTAATAACTCTTTTGCCTCTTTGCAAACTGACGCGGCTAACTCCTTTGCTCAGTTCGTTGCGGATACTGCGGCGGGCGATGCAAACGCAGGAAAAAACTTTGGTAAAAGTATGATGGGCGCAATAGCGAACTTTATGCAATCAGTCGGAGCAGCGTTAATAACTACGGCCATAGCGTCTAAGGCGTTTAAGGAATTGATATTGCAGAACCCAGTAGCAGCGGCTGCGGCGGGTGTGGCCTTGGTAGCGGGGGCTGCTATACTTAGAGCACAGTTAAGCGAGGGGCCAAATATTACGGCATTTGCAGACGGTGGTATAGTTAGCGGTCCAACGCTTGGCCTTATGGGGGAATATCCCGGGGCAAGTTCTAACCCTGAAGTAATAGCGCCGTTGGATAAATTAAAAGGTATGTTAAAGAGTGGAGACAGTAGCAGCGGGTTTGTAGCTAGCACTTCAATCCAAGGCAGGGATTTGGCAATAGTTTTGGAACGATACAATAAAGATAGCAAGCGCGGATAATGGCACGTATTTACTTTGGCTCATTCAAGAGCATTCAAAATATTACCTATAGAGTTGAACTATACGACGGGCCTACTGGTTCGACAAGCTCAGGAACCGAATTGATTTTAGCAGGCGAAGGTTTTGAAATTGATAGGCAGGGCGATGGCTCTACTTACTACCAAGATTTTGTAAGGCCTTCAAAGATTACAAGCTATTGGGAAATTCCAAATAATACTGTTAAAACTGCCTTTGTAAATATTGCAAATAACGAAGAGAATAAATACGCCTTAGTTGTTTATCGTGGCTCAGATTTGTTTTATGTTGGCCGAGTTATTGCAGATCAAGCCAGTTATTTGCGCGAGTCAGTAGATGGCGCTATGATATTTGATCTTGCGGCTGTTGACGCTTTTAATTTAATCGAAGGCTTTAATATAGATCCCGCTTGGTTTACAGATGGGCAAGCTACAGCGTTAGACATAATCCGCAAGTCTTTGGAATATGCGGGGCTAGATGATTACTGGACATATCTTAGCGCATCAATTTATTTAAAAGATGGCGTAACAATGTACGACACCGCGCAAGCCAGTAATAAAGGATTAGCAAATACAAAATTAAATATACTTTCTTTTTACAATAACTTTGATGCTTTTGGCGATATTACTTTTATCGACACCGACGGGACAGGCTACGCGTCTACTACTAATATAGACTTAGCAAATTGTAA